GTAATAAAATCTCTAGAAAAAGTACTTAATATTTATTAGATATAAGTAGTTCTGTCTTTTTAAGGTTGCATTTATCAAGCTGATTTTTGAATAAAGGCTTGATATTTATAATAAAATATAACCAAGTATTAAAATGGCAGAAACTTTAATTTCACCAGGAGTATTAGCTAGAGAGAACGATCAGTCTCAAGTTACATCTCAACCAGTAACAGTTGGTGCAGCTATTATCGGACCTACAGTTAAGGGTCCTGTTGAAATCCCAACTATTGTTACTTCATATTCACAATATCAAAGCACATTTGGTACAACCTTCTTAAGTGCTAGTGGTGTTTACACTTACTTTACTTCTATTGCTGCTTACAACTACTTTAACAACGGTGGTCAAAGCTTATTAGTATCTAGAGTAGTAAGTGCCTCTGCTACTTGGGCTCCTGCTACTACAGCTACTGCCTCTGCAACAGGTAATGCCGGTGCTGGTGTTTCAATCCTTAATGCCAATGGTGCTGAAGCTCTTATTCTAGAAACACTTTCAGAAGGTGTTATTATGAATAGCTCAAGCTCACTTGATTCAGCTGGAGCTTTAACCAGTGGTACTACTGATAATATCAGATGGCAAATCCTAAGCAGAAACACTTCTTCAGGCACATTTGATCTTTTAGTTAGACAAGGTAACGATAATACAAATAATCCAATCGTACTTGAAACTTGGACTAATCTATCAATGGATCCAACAGCTGCAAACTATGTAGCTGCTGTAATTGGTGATACAACTCAAAATTACAATTCAACTCTTAACCAAATTACAATATCTGGTTCTTACACTAACTTCTCTAGATATATAAGAGTTAAATCTGTTTCAACCCCAACCCCAAATTATTTTGATAATAATGGCACTGCTAAATCAGCTTACACAGGTTCAATTCCATTAAACGCTAGTGGTTCATTTACTGCAGCAACAGGTGATGCTACCTCAGCTGCTGGTAACAAGTACTACAACGATATTGTAGCAGGTGTTACAAACGTACAAGGTTTAGTAGCAGGTGATTATACCAATATGGTAGCTTTACTTGCTAACCAAGATGACTACCGCTTTAATGTAATGCTCACCCCAGGTTTAATTGATTCTGGTGCTTATGCTTCAACTGTAACTTCAATCATCTCAAATACTCAAAACAGAGGTGATAGTATCTATGTTGTAGACCAAAATCCATACAACTCAACTGTAGCAGGTGCAGTAACAGCAGCCGCTACTAGAAATACTTCATACGCTGCTACTTACTGGCCTTGGGTTCAAACAGTGGATCCAGATTCAGGAGCTAGAGTATGGGTTCCAGCCTCTACAATGATTGGTGGTGTTTACGCTTTTAACGATTCAGTAAGTGAGCCTTGGTTTGCACCTGCAGGTATTAACCGTGGTGGTTTATCTAACGTAATTAGAGCAGAACAAAAATTACCACAATCAAGCCGTGATTCATTATACTCAGGTAATGTAAACCCAATCGCTACATTCCCAGGAACTGGAGTTGTAGTATACGGTCAGAAAACATTACAAAAACAAGCATCTGCACTTGATCGTGTAAACGTTCGTAGATTGTTAATTGCCCTTAAAGGATATATTTCTCAAGTAGCTAATAACTTAGTGTTTGAACAAAACACAATCGCTACTAGAAACCAATTCTTAAGCCAAGTTAACCCATACCTCGAATCAGTTCAACAACGTCAAGGTTTGTACGCGTTCAAAGTAATTATGGACGATTCTAACAATACTGCTGATGTGATTGATAGAAACCAGTTAGTAGGTCAGATCTACATCCAACCAACTAGAACTGCTGAATTTATCTACCTCGACTTCAACATCTTACCAACCGGAGCTACTTTCCCAGCGTAAGGTTTAAAAATTGAATATTTATAATAAAATAAATAACATAGCAAAATGGCAGTATTAGATCCAAACGAAATTTTTTTCACAGCGTTTGAACCAAAACAGCAGAATAGATTTATCATGTATGTTGATGGTATTCCATCATATACAATCAAAGCGATCTCAGCTGTTACATTAACACAAGATGAAATCGTTCTTAACCACATTAATGTTTACAGAAAAGTAAAAGGCAAGTCAAAGTGGAGTAATATCACAATGACACTATTCGATCCAATTACTCCTTCTGGCGCACAAGCCGTAATGGAGTGGGTTCGTTTACACCACGAATCTGTAACAGGTAGAGATGGTTATTCAGATTTCTATAAGAAAGATCTAACTATTGACATTTTAGGTCCTGTAGGCGACATCGTTTCAGAATGGGTAATCAAAGGAGCATTTATTGTAAACGCTAACTTTGGTGAATATAACTGGGATAACGAATCTGCTGCTCAGAACCTTACTGTAGAAGTAGCTATGGACTACTGTGTGTTGAACTTCTAATAGAAATTCAAATAAATTTAAATTTGAGCTTGGCTTTGCCAAGCTCTTTTTTTATATTATATGTATAATAAATAAAACTAGTTTTACTAAATAAAGATTTATGGCCGAATTTAAATTCCCAACTGAAACCGTTGAATTACCTTCAAAAGGTTTATTGTATCCTGAAGGTCATCCTCTATCAAAAGGTACTATCGAAATGAAGTACATGACCGCTAAAGAAGAGGATATTCTTACTAACCTTAACTATATTAAACAAGGGGTTGTAATTGATAAACTTATACAATCTTTGATTGTAACTAAGTTTGATTATAACGATCTTTTAATTGGAGATAAAAATGCAATTATGGTTGCTGCTCGTATTTTAGGTTATGGTAAAGATTATTCATTTATGTATAATGGTGAAGAAATTACTGTTGATTTAGCAGAATTACTTTCAGTTGAACTAGATGAATCAACTATAAATAAAGGAGTAAATGCTTTTAATTTTACCTTACCCCATTCAGGAACTAACATTACTTATAAGTACTTAACTAACAAGGATGAAAATGATATTGAAGCTGAAGTTAAAGGTTTAAAAAGAATTAATAAAAATCTTTCACCTGAACTTTCTACTCGTTTAAAATATCAAATTATAGCTGTAGAAGGAGACGAAGAGAAAAAAACAATTCGTGAATTTGTAGACAACTATATGATTGCTCGAGACTCTTCAGCATTAAGAGCTTATATTAAGGCTAATCAACCTGATGTTAAAATGTCCTTTATTTATGAGGGAGAAAACGGCGAAGAGGAGGTCGCTATCCCATTACAAGTTCAGTTTTTTTGGCCTGACGCAAGAGTATAGGGTTAATTTATTTAAACAAATACACGAAATAGTATTTTATGGTCGTGGTGGTTACAACTACAATGACATCTATAACATGCCTATTTGGTTGAGAAATGCTACTTATAGATTTATAGAAGATTCATTATCTCGTGAAGAAGAAGCTAAAAAACAAGCATACGCTAAATCTGATCCTAAATCTAATAAATCAGTAACTAGTATGGAGTTTGACAAACCTAATAAAAATGTTTTAAAACCATTAAATAATTAAGGAGGTATCAAAAAAATGATGCCTCTTAATATTTATTAACATATGGCTACTCCAGAAGAAATTAGAAGAAGAAATTTAGAAGCTTCAAATGAAGCTCTATCTGAATCTGTCAACTTAGCAGCCCAGCTAAATGATAAGATGTCTTTTCTTTATAAAATGGCTAAGGATAAATTTACGCAAGATAAATTATCTCTTGATTTAACTAAACAAACTGTAACCCTTACTAAAAATCTTTCAGCAGAATATGATTCAGTTAAAGCTGTAGAAAAAGATATAGCTAAAAATAAAAAATTACAAAACGATATAGCTCGTCAACAACTTAACCTAGAAAAAGAAATAGGTGAAGAGGGTAAAAAAAGAATTCAATTCGTTAGAAACCAAGAAAAAGGTTTATCAAAGTCAAATGAACTTCTTAAAGAACTAAGAGAAAAAGAAGCAGCAGGCGTTAAAGGAGCTAAAGCACAAGCTGATGCTTTAAATCAACAAATTATAGCTCGTCAAAAATCATTAAGTACTCAAATGCAAAATTTAACATTTGAAGAAAAACAATTTATGATGATGCAAGATGCTTCTGGAGTTCTAGAAGAAAATAATGAATACTTAGAAGAACAACTTAGATTACAAACTAACTTAGCCAAATCCCAAGGCCTTATTACCTCGGCTTTAAATGGAGCTAATAACGTAATGAAAAAGATAGGTCTAGGGGGTTTGGCAGATAAATTAGGTTTAGAAGATGCTACTAAAAAAGCTCAAGAAATGACCTACGAATTAACTAATGGTGGTCAAAAAGCATTAGGGGCATTTGGAAAGTTAAGAGTAGGTATAGCTGCTATAGGGGTTGCTTTAAAATCAGCTTTAGGTCCTATGGCTCTTTTAGGAATAGCAGTTAATCTCTTTCAGAGATTTAAGAAAAATGCTGAAGAAGCAGCTGAAGCCATTAAAGTAGTAGATCAAAACACTAAAGATTTAGGTAGAAGTTTAGGAGTATCAGATGCTATAGCTAGTAAAGTAGCAGCATCCGCTCGAAGCATTGGTTCAGCTATGGGAGTTACTACAACTATGGCAACCCAAGCTGCTACTCAAATATACTCAGCATTAGATGGTGCTGAACAAGTAAGCCAAAAAACATTAAGTACATTTATGAAATTAAATGTATTTGCTGGTATGTCTGCTGAAAGTTTAGCAAGTATGTATAGATTCGCTAAGTTAACCGGAGAATCAGCGGCAGATGTAGCACAAAATATTGCTACAACCGCTCGTGAATCTATCCGTAGTATGAAAGTTAATGTTAGCTTAAAACAAGTTATGGATGGGGTTAGTAAAACCTCTAACATTATTAAAATTAACTTTAAAGGATCAGCTGAAGAATTAACTAAAGCATTTGTTCAATCTAAAAAATTAGGTTTAGAACTTCAAAAGGTAGATGATATAGCAAACAGTTTATTAAATTTTGAAGATTCAATTGCAGCTGAAATGGAAGCTGAACTTCTAACTGGTAAAAATCTTAATTTAGAAAAAGCTAGAGAAGCAGCTTTAATGAATGATCAGGTTGGTTTAATGGAAGCCTTAGCAGAACAAGGTGTTACTCAAGAAGAGTTTGCTAACATGAATCGTATCCAGCAAGAAGCTATAGCTAAATCTATGGGTATGAGCCGTGAAAGTATGGCTGATATGTTAGCTGATGCTAAAGCTAATGAAGCTACTAACACCGAATTAGTAGATACACAAGCCCAAAGTTTAGCAGCTATGCAAAGTATGGCTTCTACTGCTGAAAGGTTAGCTGCATTAGAAGAAGCTAAAGCTTTATCTGCTGCTAAGTCTGGTAATGAGATGAATAAATTACAAGCTGCTATGTTAAAACTTGAAACAGCAGTACGTCCAATATTAGAAGCTATTTTTATACCATTACTTGAAATATTTACAAATATTGTAAACAAAGTTACAGAATTAATAGGAAAAATTAAAGAATCCAATATTGATTTTGAAAGAACATTTGAGGTAGTTGCTCGTATCGCTGGTATTATAGGTACTATATATGGCACTTTTAAATTATTAAGAGGAGTTCAAGCTGCTCAATTAGCTCTCCAACAAAAATCTTTAGGAGTTAGAGTAGCAGAAGGAGTTCAATTAGCTAAAAATAAAGCAGTAGAAATAGGTAGCTTCTTTAAAAACTTAGGTAGTACTGCCCTTAAAGTAATGCAATCGTTTGCCCAAATACCTTTAGGTATTGGTATTCCTATTGGTTTAGCCGCAGTAGCTGGTATAGCAGCTTTAGCTAAAGGATTATTTAGTGAAGGAGATGACATATTATCCCCAGGACAAAGTTCTTCAGGTTATGGGAACCGAGTATTATTAGGTCCTGAAGGTGCTATTTCATTAAATAACAAAGATACAGTTGTAGCAGGAACTAATCTATTTAGAGGAGATGATGTTGTAAGTTCCCCAGCAGGTTCGGTTGGTATGGGTAATACCGCTAGATTAGAAATGTTAATTGAAAGACTTATAACAACTGTAGAAAGAGGAGGAACTGTAGTACTTGATGGTAAAAAAGTAGGAGAAGCACTAGTTGTAAGTTCTTATAGAATGCAATAATTTTAATATTTATAATAAACCTTAAATTAAAATAAAATGGGACTATTAGATAAACTTAATCAAACTGGAACTCCTTTATCATATCCTGGAGTAAATCCTGGTACTGCTGCTAATGTAGGTGCTACAAAGCAATCTAAATTACACGCTTTTGGTACTGACGCTGGTTACTCAGTAAATGGTAATTTTACCTCAGATGTAACTACAGCTTACACTAAATATAACGATGGTTACAATAATGCTTTACCACAACCTTCTCAGTTGGATAGAAACGGTTCAATTCCAGCAAACCAAAAGTACCTAAACAACTTACCTA